CTCCACCGCAGCAGGCGGGAGCCGGAACACTTGCTCAAGATTCTCACGCAGCATGGCACCTCCCGGTGGCTGCTGGCGGCCGACAGACTCAGCGGATGCCATCATACCCCTCAAGTAATCTCGCGTCCAGACACCCGCAGCGTGAGCGAGGTCGCATTGCTGGCAATGGTCGATATGAACCCACCCGGCGCGAGCACATGGCCCACCAGTTCGGGGCACAGGTACGTCTCGTCGGGCTGCACGGTGCGGGTGTCGATCACCAAGTTGGCATTCCCCGCCGCCCCGCCGCTCGTGACGATGTTCACCGAGAACGTGCGCGCCACCGTGTCCGTGTTGGTGACGGTGGCCTTGTCGATGATGGCCCGCACGTTCGTGGCGGTGTACTGCGTGGTCTGCACGGCCTCCATCTGCTTGGGAGGCACGAGCACGGTAACGGTTACGGTCATGATTCGACGCCCCCGATGTTGTTTGCGACGGTTAGGATGACGGACGGGATGCCCGGATGCGGAGCGACAGCCCCGGAGGCCAGCAGTTGCACGCCGAGGTCACTCACGCTGAACATGAGTTCGACGTAATCCCCGGCCTTGAGGTTGAAGAAGAAGTTCAGCGCCAAGAACACCTCGGCGTTGTTGCCCTGAATCCGCACCTGACTGGCCGAGTTCGTGACATCCACGCCGTTCTTCCTGAACCACAGGTAGAACTCCTGCGCCGTTGCGACCGTGGAGTCAAGCTGAATGCTGGTCTGGAAGTTGTAGATGCCCTCGGTGTCCACGTACACCCGCGAGGTCGGCGTTCCCACGTACACGCCCCGCGACAAGTCCGTCGTGTTGAACGTGATTTCCTTGGCCGTATTGATGGCCGTCGCCGTCTGCGTGGCGGTGCTGTAGAACGACCCGTAGCGGCTGCGCTTGAACTCGCGCGGTGGCGGTGCGGTCTCCACGAAGTCAGCGATGTGCTTGAGCGCGAGCACCTGCTGCAGCGCCAGCGTGGCCTTGGCCTCGCACGCCGCGAGCATCGTGCCCAGCGCCTGCTCGGCGCTCTGCACCTGGCCCTGCGCGTCCGTGGCTGCTGCCTGCGCGCTGCCGGCCGCGAGTAGCACCTGCTGCACGACATCAGGCGCGATGTCCTCCACGATGGAGAACAGGTTCTCGAAAGCGCGGATCTGCTTCTGATCCGTCAGGAACGTGGCAAGCTGATCCCGCGTCAATCGCAGCGGCGGCGTCTGGGTCGGCATCAGACGTTCAGCGGCTCAAGCCGCGCCTCCAGCCGCAGGAAGGAGATGTGCGCGTCCGAGTCGCCCCGGAAGCGCTGCATGCGGATCGACTCCATGTTGCCCTGTTGGAACCACACAAGGCGCTTGCGGGTGTCGCCCGTCTTCCCGGCCCCGATGAACCGATCCTGGCTCCACGACATGCCATCGGTCGAGTACGAGGTCGAGATGGTCGGGTTCGATCCGACCGTCACGCGCCCCGGCAGGGCCACGAGTTCGAGTTCGTGGAAGATCGCGCCCTTGCTCTCGTTGTAGACGATGGGCGTGACGAACTCCCAACGGGTTTTCTCGCCCCACTGGCTGCTGATCTTGCGGTCAAGATAGCCAGCGAATCCATAGACGCCGACTGACAAGTCTTCGCCGCCTTCCGTGATGATCACATCGCCAGTTTCTGCCAGCAAGAGTGAGTCCTGCCCGAGCAAAGGCGATGCTCCTACGAGCCACTTGTCGTAGGCCCACACCAGATTTCGCACATCGTACTGCGAGAACCCAGCCGTGGCGCTAGTGAGCGTGAACCAGATCCGCATCTGCAGCGCCTGGCTGGCCGCGTGGTCGTAGACCAGCGTGCGGTCGGGCAGATGGACGTACAGCAGCTTGTGCGCCCGGTCGATGCGGGTTTCGAGCTTGACCGTGGCGAGTTGCGCTTCGGTGTAGGTCTGCAGCAGCAGATCAACGTCTTGCGTGGCCAGCGATGCGCTGGAGGCGTTGCCGCCGAGGTAGATGCTCGGTGGCTCGTTCCGGCCTCCTCCGAGGAACGCGATGCCCTCGTCGCCAAAGACGCACACGGCATGCGTGCCCACCGCGCCGCGCATGATTTGCGCGCCGTCGATCCGCTGGAATGGGAACAGTTCGCCGCCCACGTTGTCGAACACCTCAATGGTGTTGCGGTTGATCGCGTAGATCTCGTTGCGCAGCTTGAGCAGCGCGACCACTGGGTCGGGATCGACCTCGCTGCTGCCGTACTTGAGCGGGTTGACGGCAAGCGGGTTGCTGAGGTCGGTGACCACCAGAAACTCGCCGTCCGTGGTCATGAAGTAGCCGTCGACCCACACGACATCAAGCACCGTGCCGAGGTCGGGGTCGGTGACTTGCGTCAGCGCCGCGCCGTCCCAGTAGTACAGGCTCCCGCCGCTGGCGATGGCCAGACGGTCAAAGGAGTAGTCGAAGGTGACGTACTCGCTCGCTGGCCCGCCCACATCACCCAGCACCGTGACAGTCCCTGCAGCCGACACGCTGACCAGCTTCGTGCCCATCACCCGGTAGCACACGCCACGCCAGTTGATGCCGCCACGGTCGGCACCGTATTCGGTGCTGGAGAGCATTACGACGCCATCGTGCGGGCGCAGGTACTCCTGTGATACCCCCGAGCCCTTTGGAACGGGCATCAGGTTCACCGGGAACGCCGTCCGGATGTCCGGGCCTGCGTCCGAGTAGATGCCAGCGACGATGGGGATTGCGGCCATGTCAGATCGTGATCGAGCCGGTTCCGGCAGTGAACGTGTAGACCCGGTAGCCGGGTCGGCTGACGGTCGAGACGGTGTAGGTCAGGCCACCGGGAATGGTGGTGATGGGAGCGAAGGACGCTAGGTAAGCAAGGATGACCACGCCTGAACCGCTGTCTGCTCCCGTCGTGCCGTACCCGCCACCACCACCGCCGCCCGTATTGGGTGATCCAGCGGTTGCACCAGGGCCACCAAATTTCCCGCCATTCCCGCCGCCGCCCGCTCCGCCCGTTCCGACCGTCGTTTGCCCGCAACCGCCACCGCCTCCAGCGTAGGTAACGGCAGAGCCTGTGATGCTGCTGGATGAACCCGCGCCGCCGTTGCCTCCGACGTTCGTTGCGCCGGCACCTCCGACTGCCCCCGCACCGCCGCCGCCACCACCAGAGGTTGCGCCGGCCACATTCCCGCCGCCGTTGTTGCCCTGCCCCGCTGTGCCGGTGCCGGCCGTTCCGGGGTTGAACGGAGAGGTACTGTCACTACCCGCACCGCCGCCGCTGCCGCCGTTCTGACCGTTGGGGGTAGCAGAGAACGCGCCGCCGCCGCCGCCGCCTGTGCTGGTGATGGTCGAAAAAACAGAGTTGTTGCCGTTGTTTCCGGTGCCGTTAACGCCGGTTACGCTTGCGCCGACTGTGACCGTGTAGGACGCCCCTCCAGATACGGAAAGCGACCCGGCGCGCATACCGCCTGCACCGCCGCCACCAATGCTGCCACCGCTGCCACCCGCTGCGACAACAAGGTATTCAACAGATGTTGGAGGCGCGGGTATGCCGGCAAGCGAACCAATCAACCCCTGAACGATGCCGCTCATGTCAGCCCGTTCCCGCTGATGATCCACGAGGTCGAAGTGACCTTAACCGCCGTGGCCATGCCGTATGCGGCCAGCGTGCGCGAGCCCGTCGCCCCAGACCCAGCGAGGTACATCGTGTCGGTCGTGATCGCAATCGTCACCGTATTGATCATGTTGATGAACGTGATCGTGGTGCCTACCGGATAGGCTACGTTGACGTTGCTGTCGATGGTGAACGTGCGGGCGTTGTTGTCCGAGATCGGGTGGACAATGGACTTGCCTTGGTCGGCCATGACCGTCGTGTACGCAGCAGACTGCGAATTGACGGGGATGCCCTTGTATCCTACCGCGTCGGCCTGATTGCTGGATGTGATGCTGCCGACGTTGTTAATCCGAAATCGCTCATTGGCAACCGCAGCGCCATCCGCAGTCGTGGCGAACACAAGCGCAGTCGGCAAATCTCCAGCGCCCGGAGCACCGTCAACGACCGCAGCAATTTGCGCCACGCTGCTGAACGTCGCGCCGTCTGCCGCCTGCCAGGTAACAGCGCCCAGCGAGTCGCCGTTCTGCACGATGGTCGTTGCCGTAGCCGACGTTCCACGGCTCTTTGACAGGACGTAGTTCGGCCCACTTGCGTCATTTGAGAACCGCCGCAGCAGCACGTTCGCCGCCCCTGCAGTAGCGTCTCCGACGATCTGCACACGTTGAACAGACGGCGCAGCAGTGTCGCCAATGACGACCGGGCCGGCAAAGGTCTGCGTGCCGGTGAAGTTCTGTCCCGCATCCGTGCGGGCCACGCTGGCGCTGGTGGTCGGGAACGTCATCACCGTTCCGTCAGTTCCAGAAAGCGTGAGCGAGTGGTTGATCGTCAGCGTCTTGCCATCGGCAATCGTCAGCGTGGCCCCGGCAGCGGGCTGCGTGAACGTGACGCGGTTGATCGTCAGCGCCGTGGCCGCTCCCAGGCTGGGAGTCGTAAAGCTCGGGCTGACGGCAAACACCAGCGCCCCGCTGCCCGTCTCGTCGGTGACGGCTGCGGCCAGGTTCGCGCTCGTCGGGTTCGCAAGCCATGTGGCCACGTTGGCACCGAACAGAGTCGGGCTCGCCAGCAGCGCCGACATCGACAGTTTCTTCGTCGCCCCGCTCTGGACCAGCGGCACAACATCGGTGCCGGTTGCTGCGGTAGCGGCCGGCAGAGCGGAGATTTTCACGTTGGCCATGACTACTTCTTTCCTTTGTTCCGCGCCGAGATGGCCTTGGCCTTCGCGCGTGCGTCTGCCTTGCTCGACGCGCCCCAAGCCTGTAGCGATAGCAGCAGCCGCGTGGGCTCGCCGTCCTTGCGCTCAGGCCCCGGCATGTTGCCCATGCGGGCGAGAAACGACGCGCGGCGGGGGTTGTCGCCTGACTTGACAGGGGCCTTGAGGTTCATGCCTTCGGCGCGTGCGGAGGCGCGGCCTTTCTCATTGAGGCCGCCCGTGGGGCTTTTGCCCTCCTTGCGCTGCCAGGCTGGAGACTTCGCCATCACTTCTCCGACAGCGGCTGGGTGGTGATCGCTCGCAGCACCACGATGGCGACCGCGATCCCTGAGCCGACCATAGCCTGCTCGGCAGGCGACAGGGGCAGCTTGAACACGAAGCCTTGCAGCACCGACAGCACGGCGGTGATGATGCCCAGCCAGACGGTCTTGGAGCGCAGCGAGGCGCGGAGTGCTTGTGCGATGCTCATGCGTACCCCCTGGCAGGCTGCTTCGGGGCGCGGGGGTTGCCCTCCTCGTCCAGCAGGAAGAACTTGCCCAGCGACTTCATGGCCTTGGCAATGTCGCGGTCCGTCTGCGCCATCTCACGCGCCACAGCGCCGAGGTGCATTGTCGTGCGCAGGTTGGCGTGCCAATAGGCCACGCCCTTGTCGTCGGTCACCGGGGCCATCTCAGGCGTCTCGCCTTCGGGCGTGGTGATGACGTTGCCCGTGGGCTTGTGCAGCACGCCGATGAAGTCCCAGCAGCCGGGGGTCGTGGCCGACACGACATCCTCGCTGACCGTCAGCGCGCCGAGCTTGACACCCAGGCCGATCAGCTTGGGCCAGTCAGCAGGCAGCGCACGGATGTGGTAGTCGTGGTACATGGTCAGGCCGTGATCGATTGCAGCGCCGAGTCGGGCAGGCGGCGGGGGTAGTAGGTGATGCGCTGCACCCACCCACCCAAATTATTTACGCCGAAAATTGTGCCAATCCTTAGAACATTTGGCGAAACCGGCGTGGCCGCTGGCGATGCTGTTGTGGGAGCCGCACCATTTACGCACAGCGCGGCTTGATTTGTGCCAACGGCGTAAGTTAAAGCGGCCTTTGCCACGGACGAAAGCGCGATGCTCCCTGTGTTTGCGGGGTTTGTCGCAACACCACCAGATACCACACGCGCAGATACAGACAGCGGCGCAGCGCCAGCAGCAATAAAAATCGACGCACGGTTGTTATTGCTGTTGTCATCAAGTGCAGAAATTCCTCGGCCATTTACACCGTCGCTAACACCTGTCACGAACTGCGCAAACAACGTCCCCTCCACCGCATTAAACCAAGGCGTCAACGTATTCACCGACGCCACATCTGCCGCACGGGTCAGGGCTGTGGTAGTGGTGGGGATGACGGAGGTTGCGAAGGCACCCTGCTCCAGTTGGGGCAGGCCGATGCGGAGGGTGAAATCTATTGCCGTTGCGTTTTGAGGCGCAAAAGACAAAGTCATCTGGCACTGCGCGACTGTCGCCCCACCAGACAAGGTTCTAGTTGCTATTTGGCGCTGCGTGTTAAGAGCAGCAGTTGTTGGCGCTGTTTGTGCATAAAAAGCACCGGCTACAAAAGCGCCTCCAGATGTATTTTCTATAAGCCCAACAGACCAAGAGGTCATGCCCGTTGTTGACCCGCCCACTAGTCTCCAATAGTTAGATGCAGTCCAAGTCTGCCCTGTAAGAGCAGAACCAAAATCAATACCGATAACAATTGTGTTTGTGTTAACCGTTGTTCCGTTAAATCTATAGTCTATGTATGAAATGCCGTTTTCAGTACCTGTTCCAACAATCGTAGTAGTCAGCCCGTTACCTTGGGTTGATACAAACGTCCAGTTAGTTGGGTTTGTCCCCGGCGTGCCCGCTACCGCGCCCACCATCGTGTTATTCCGAATGGAATTGGTCCTCGACTCCTCAATCAGCAGCCCCAGCGGCGCGAGCGTGGCGGGGTTGTAGTCGAACCGTGCAACGTCGTTCGACGCCGAGGTCAGCGTGCCGGCAGAGTTGAAGAACGTGGCCGTGCTGGCGCGGGTGAAGGTGATGCGGGGGTCGAGTGCGCCCGAGAGAAACTGAAAGTCAAGCGACGGCGTAGGCGGCCAGTCGCCTACCGCTCGATTCCGGTTCCGATCTCGGGTCAGCGGGAACATCAGTACCCCTCGCCCGCCATGATGTGGATCGACCCACCGCCCGCAGGGGCGATGTAGGCCACCGTGTTCTGGTCCTGCGCCTTGGACACCACGATCTGCGTGTTCGGCAGCACCGGGTAATCGGCGGTCGTGGCGGTCTGCGAGCCCTCACCCACACGGATGTAGGACAGCACCGTAGAACTCAGGTTCGTGATGACCAGCGCCTTCGCGCCGAAGCCGACCGTGCTGGAGGCCGACGCCGCGCCGGGGGAAACGGTGATGCCCGAGCCATAGGTCGGGTTGAATGCTGCTTGGACGGACATGGGTTACCTCGTCAGGAGATGCGATACCACGAGTTCGTCGCGGCGTACCAGCGCAGCCGAGCGAACCCGCCAGCCGCAAGCGTCGTGGGAGAACCGTACACCGCCGTCGCGCCGTTCAGGGCCACGGTGAGTGTGGTAATGATCTGCGTGCTCGTGAGCAGAATCTCGGTGCCGTCAGCCACGCCCGTGTTCAGCGGCAGCGTGATCGTGCCGGTGGCCAGCGTGCCAGCGGGCTGCAGCAGCACCCACAGCGCCTGCGTGGTCGGCGTGGGCAGCGAGATCGAGAAGCCCGTCGTGGGGACGTACAGGCTCGTTGCCATCGTCGGCGCGGCGAACGTCTGCTGGAAGTACTGCAGCAGCGTGTTCAGGCTCGACCGCCTGGCGTCGCCGTTGGCGGTGTTGTAAACCGCGATCTGGTCGCCGCTGGACAGTTGCGAGACGACAGGTAATTGATTGATCAGCGGCATGGTGCGCCCTCAGTTGTACTCGATTGCCCCATCCGGCCCAGCCAGCACCGGATCGACCGGCCCAGGCATGAACGGCGTGTCGTAGCGCCACGGCTTCTGCCCTGCACCCAGCGGCAGTGTGCGGGGGAACTGCTGCTCGGCAGGGAACGTGGCCCGCGCCAGCAGCGTGTCGTATCCGAGTTTTGCCGTCGTGCGCGTGTCGATCGCCACCGTCTTGCCGTACTGCGGCGCGATGCGGATCGCCAGATTCGCCACGATGGCCTCGTTGGCGCTGTCGGGCACCTGCGTCTCGGTGTCGAGGTCGCTGTCCTGCGGGCTGCTCGGCAACGGGTAGCCCAGCCGGATGCCCTTGGCGTTCCAAGTCGCCATCATCGCGTCCAGCCGTCGCAGCGCGGTGTCGAGTTGCTGCGGCTGAAGGTCGAAGGTGTAGTTCGCCATGCCGAGTTCAGCAAAGGCTTCCTCCACGAACTGACGCTTGGTGTAGCTCATGCTGGCCTCAGATCGGATCGTCCGTGGCAGGCTCGGCCGCCATCGCGGCATTGATCTTCGCCAGCAGCGTCTCGTCGCTCCAGCGCTTGTCCACCTTGAGGCCGAGCAGGCTGGCCTGCTGCATCATCTCGGCGCGGGTCGGCGGGGTGTCGTCGGCGGGCTCGGGAGCTGGCTCGGGCTGCACCTCGACAGCCGGCGCGTCCACGGGCTCCAGACCCAGCGCAGCGGCAAACGACTCGTGCCAGCCATCGGCAACGGCCTGCGCGAGTTCCTCGGGCTCCACGCCCTTGCAGTCGTAGGTCTTGCCCGGAGGCCCCCAGTGCGGGCCGGGGCTGCGGTAGACGAGAATCTGGTCGCTCACTTCTTGCCCTTCTTGGCGGTCTTGGCCGACTCACGGAACGCAGCGGCGGTCGGTGCGCCCTTCGCGCCAGGCTTGCGCATCTTCTCGCCGCTGCCGGCCTCGATGCGCTCTCGCTTTCGATGGATGTTGGCGTAGAGGCCGGGAGGCGTCTTCACTTCTTGGCCCTCGGCGCAGGCCCCTTGCTCGGCTTGCCGGCTTTCATGGCCGCCGTGCGCGCAGTGTTCAGCGCGATGGCCACGGCCTGCTTCTGCGGCTTGCCGGCCTTCATCTCCTTCGACACATTGGCCGAGATCGACTTCTGCGAGTAGCCCTTTTTCAACGGCATCCCAGTCTCCAGATGTGAAAACGCGGACGGCGGCCGGGAGCCCCCAACCCATACCGCCCGCGTGGTGCCTCAGCCTAGCGATCAGGACGCGATGCGGTAGATCGTGTACGTCGCGGCAGCCGTCTTGCGCGCCCGGAACAGGCCCGAGTTCGACGCAGCCACGACCATGTTGCCCAGCAGCGTGCAACCCGCCACGCCGCCGCCCACGGAGATCGTGAAGGCGTTCGCGCCGCCCGTGTTGATGACCGCGAAGTCCACCGAGTCATTGATCGCCAGCGTGGTCGCCGCGTCCAGCACGGTGCCGGTCGGAGGCGTGGCCGTCACGGCAGCAGCCGTGGTGGAGGTCACGATGCCGCCGAGGATCATCGCAGCAGTCAGGTTGCCGGTGGCGTCCAGAGCGATGGGGTCGTTCTGCAGGTTCCAGTCGCCGTCGTTGCTGACGTGCGGGCTGGTGCCGACCTCGTAGAACACCGGGAAGTCGCCGGCCTCGATGTAGACCGTGGCCCCGTTGGCGAACGCCGACGAGGTGTAGGTCGTGTTGTTGACGTTCTGCAGCAGGCTGTTCTGCGTCGGGTAGTTGGGGTAACCGACGACTTGGTAAACCTGCGCGACGCCCTGCGTCTGCACGACGATGCGCTGGTTGGCCGTCAGAACGACGGTGACGTTGCCCTGGGGCTGGATGGTGGCGTAGGCCATTGTGTGTACCTCGTTTCGTTGCGATGCGGGCCGGTGTTACCCGGCCCGCGTGGCGTCAGGTCTGCGAGAACATGACGATGCCGGACATTTCGGGCTGCTTGTTGACCACGCCGTAGAGCGTGTCCAGCCGGTACTTCGTCTTCATCGTGTTGATGTCGTACTGCTTCGTCATCACCAGTTCGATGCCCTGGTCCGTCGAAGCACGCATCACAGCCGCACCGGCATCGCTCGGCACCGCATAGCGACCCGGCAGAATTTCGATGCTGTCCTTGTGCCAGAACGGGT